GTTCGCTGGAAAATAATTTTTATTAAAATTCCATCCGTAAAAATTTGTAGGAATAAAAAGAAAAGGTCCATACTTGCTAATGGCTCCTTCTCCTTCTTCTTTGAAGTGATCGAAAATTGGTATATCATAACAATCTTTAAATCTTTTACAAAAGACTGTACTACATCTAGCAAAAGGATCGTAATTAAGGTGATTTGAATAATTCGTACTTCTATTGATCTGACGTTTCTTTGATTTTATAAGTTTATCTCCCTTATAGTCAAAATCAATATTAGAACTTTCCTTTCCCATCTTGGTCTGAATTTCATGGAATGTGATATCAACAAATTTAAATCCATTAGATGTTAAAACAACTTTAGATTTTTCTATTTCAAACTTAAATCCTGACAACATAGTTATTACATAATTATCATTTCGTTCAGAAAAACTAAATTTTGCATAATCCATAAATGGACCTGGATTTGATGCAATATCACCACATACAGTTAGATCTATCTCAGGTAATAAATCTTGGAATTGATATGCAATCGGTTCCCATGATATTCTACATTTTTCCTGATATGCGGTATCGAAAATTCCATTAAATCTACTATACATGTCTATACCAAGACGTTCACCCTTAACTACACATCCATACCGATCATACGTTACTTTGCATTCATAAGCTCTTGAAAAATTTTGGAAAACTGTGTATAAATTTTTGTAATCAAGTTCGGGTTTTATTACATGGCCCTTGTTTAGACCTTGGAGTATTCTGAAAGCTTCTAACATATAAGTTGGAACATTCATTAGAAATTCATATTCGTTGTGATTTTGAAAAACTTGAACAAAATCATCGATCATTGTCTGTAGATCATTTGGACAACTTGATTTTGGATGTTCCGAAAATCGATGAGTCGAGTCAATAAAACGAATTATTCCAGAAGGGTCATACATATTACAGTCGCAAAAATCATAACCTTCACCTGTGTGATCACACACAAGTTGTAATTTATACGGCCTATTTTTGCCGTACCTCATTGTTATATAATTCACATTATTGTGAATAAGGGTTGAAGCCATATCATGTGAGATCATTCGATCATCAATAATATTTAAATCGAATTCTTTTTCTGTCAACATATATCTGTTATTATTAAAGAGAGTACATATTGCCAGAGATGTCAAACATTTTACATCATTATGATTAAATCTGAAATTTGTTTCTTTACACCTTTGGTAAAAATTAAAATAATTGGTATAATAATCCATGTGAAGGGGTTTAGGTCTATCTTTTAAATTTTCAAAGGGTATTATAAGTCCTTCGCGTTTATTACAAATTTGGGTAGCAATTTCAATTGGGGTAAGCGCATTTATCGTCATTTTGTAAGTTGTAGCCATAGTGGGGATTAAAAAAGAAAGTTTACATGATTTTAGGTCTAATGTTTGACCGCTCTTTGTTCTCGATGTTGTTTTAGCTAAAATATATGGGTTAACAATCGCATAAAATACCATATATCAAGGCGTATCCACTACACCGGAGGTTCGCATTCATAAACGATCAGTGATTTAAGTGTTCAATTAATTGAACACGAACTTCACTAAGCGCACCTTACTAACAAACCCCAAGCATAATGAAATATAAAAATTTGGAAACCACATAAAACCAATTAGTTCAGTTTCTCATCCCAAGGAGATTACTTGGCGATCCGATTAAAATTGGAATCCGACACTTAAAAACGGTACTAAAGGTTCCGCCTAAGAGAGGTAGTCTATTTCCAATTAACGTTGATTTTAGGTAGTGACTTCATAATTATATGTTTAAAACTATATTCTTTTTGTATTTTTATTTTTTATTAAGGAATCATCTAATATGATCCCGTCTAAATATTCTTCTATAGGTGTTCGAACAGGAGAATCATCTTCTTCATCTTTAGTTGGGCTTGGAAACCAAACCGTCGTCAATCTCTT